ATCAGTCTTGAGACCGATGTGATTCCTTCTTGATTTGATATAATAACTTTTGACTAGGACCTCTCACTGTTTTAGTCAAAAGTTCAATAGAAAGGAGGAAAACTATATGGCCAAATTAACTAAAGAAGACGCTTTTGAAGTTTCTCAAGACATTATCAACGATGCTATTCCAGTTATCGAAGACATGTTAGATGAAGTATTCAAAAAGTATCCTATTGACATGGAGATTAGAAAGGCTATTCTCCATAGTGTTCTTGTTGCCCATAAACTTAGTACAGAAACTACGGTCTCTTTACTCGTTCAGCTAGTAAATTCTCAAGAAGACTAGTGTTTCTTAAAACTTTTTCAACTAATTCAGGGTCTACCTTTACAAAGGTGGACTCTTTTTTTCCGCTATACGGATATCGGTTTGGTTTCATGTTTGCTCCTTTCTATATTCTGGTCGGAATATTATTCCAATCAAGATTTTTTTGTTTCACTCGACATACTCCTTTCCTAATGTCAAACCGAATCCTTAATTCGGTAATTTCAGAAAATCCGAAACGTTGTCCAAAAAAAAGTCGTCAACATTGACATCTAAAGCATCTGCAAGAAGAGCGAGGTTTTTATAACTAGCACTTCTCAAACCTTCAGGACTAGCCTCATATCTACTGATTGATCTTGTATTGATGCCAGTTTCTTCAGACAATTCTTGTTGAGTTTTGTTTCGGAAACGACGTAGAATCTTCAATGTACTTGTCATACATATCTCCTTTCGTATTTTATATGTCCATTATACACTTCGGTTTTTCCGATGTCAAGACTTTTATTTCATTTTTTTCGAAAAATTTTTCTCTTTTTGTTTTACAGGGTTCGGAAAAAGTGATATTATATAAGAAAGAAAAAACAAGGAGACCAAGACGATGAAAGAAGAAAAAAATTATTTCGCATCGAATTTGAGATTTCTTCGCCAAAAAAATGGCCTCGAACAAATAGACCTTGCTACGAGGTTAGGTAGAAAAAGTTCATCTTCAATTAGTGAATGGGAAAAAGGGAAGTACACTCCAAAAGCTGGAGTCCTTAACGATATAGCAAATATTTTTGGTGTTTCATTATCAAAATTAATGTCTACTGATTTATCAAACCCTTCTGCTCAAAATGAAGAAGAAAGCTCCACATTCAAGATGATTCAACGTAAGGCTAAGAATTTAAGTGTTACTGATCAAGAACGTTTGCTACAAATTATGGAGTTAACTTTCCAAGATATTTCGAATGGAGGTGTCGAAGACGACCACGACTTCTAAAAATATCAATTATAGAAAGTTAAAAAACGAAGCTTACAGTTTTCTTAATCGATACACTAATGGAAAACTACCAATAGACCTGTTAAATATTATCACTCAGTTAGATAATCTTCATCTTATGAAGTACACGAAGCTGGCTAAAGAAAATAATATGGACTTAAACCAAGTCTGTAAACTTCTAAATAGTGAAGATGGCGCTCTGTGGTACAAATCAAATACACAAACATATATCTTACTTTACAATGACACTATCGACAATAAAGAACGCATTCGTTTTACTATTGCTCATGAATTAGGGCATTATGCTTTAAGACATAACGAAACAACAGATAAAACTATCTTATCAAGATACAATCTATCTGAGTCTGAATATAAAACGTTTGAGACGGAAGCGAATTTTTTTGCTAAACACCTTCTAGTTCCATTTCCAGTATTAGGGAACTACAAAAACTTTTTCCATTCTATGGATCATGACTTTATCCAAACGGTATTCCAGGTTTCTTATTCAACGGCAAAATATGTAATCGGAAACCTAGATTCAATGCAATCAGCAGGTCTTGGTAAAGATGCCCATGAGGTAGAAAAGAAATTTGCAAAGTATATAGAAACCAGTCAAAAAACTAGAATCTGTCGAACGTGTCATAGTAAAATTAAAAGAGATTCTAAGTATTGTCATATTTGTGATACACTGCAGCCTAAAGGAGAAACTAGCCTTAAAGCTTATTTGAGGAATCGAGAAAAAGAAAAGGAACGTATGAAATATTCTAAATATGATTTAGACTTGGATGGATATCCAATTGTCTGTCCTAAGTGCGAAAATGAAGAATTAGACGATAGTAATTACTGTAATATTTGCGGTATATACACGAGAAATATTTGCCTTGGTGACTACGAACATAGCTATGATGTCCGTGGGTATGCAATACCAATCAGGCGTTATTTAAATAATGGTTGCAAAGCTATATTATCTGGAAATTCTCGATATTGTCCAGACTGTGGAGGTAAGTCAAGCTACTTCTACCAAGGTTTATTAAAAAACTGGGATCTAGAAAAAGAAGAAACTATAGAGAGATAAATTATGAAAATAGGCCCTCGAACACCAAATATAAAAAAGAGAATATCATCTCGTACAACTGGAGCTATAAATCGAAAAATAAAAACAGGTACATCACCACTTTATGGACAAAAAGGAATGGGGTGGGTTAAAGACCCAAAACGTGCAGCCTATAATAACCTTTACAACAAAATAACTTTTGGTTTTGGAAAAGATGAAGGTTGTCTATTCGGTTGTGGGTGCGTTTCAATTATCGCATTCATAGTTATGATGGTTATTCTATATAACTTCTTATCAGCAATACTATAAAAAAATCCCCACACTCGCCTGCAAGCTAGAATGTGAGGATGTACTGTATAGAAAGGCAGGCATTAAAAAGCCCTCTTTTCTATACCCATTTTATCAAGAAATGA